CATTAGAGATCCTTCTTCCCTTCGGTCAGGCGAGTCATCTTGCCAACCTTAAAGCGTTTATAGTTCTCTCCGTTGGTGCCATATTTCATCTTGAGATACTCGTCATAAGATGCTTTCTCCTCGAGATAAACGAGGTAATTTTCTAACTCATCTTCAGTCTCAAACTCAATACCGAAGTAACTATCACTCGGCCTGGATAGCACGAGCAGTTTGCGTTTCATACTGTTGTAATCAAATTTTGCGATACTAACTTTCATTTGCTTCTCCTAGCAAGATAATTCGCTCCATTAGCTCACGTAACTGATAGTTAAGTCCTTCTACTACGACATATGTTTTGAAGGCTGTTCCACAAAACTTAACATCAAGTTCACCTTCAAGAACCGCCTCGATGTTTGCTTTAAGCTCACTAAATGCGTCATCACTAAGCGAACTGATTGTAATCAGGTCAATCATACTACAACCGTTTCCGGCCCCTCCTCTTCAGCAACTTCAACCATCTCTGGAGTTAAGACAACCTCGTCAAAGCGATTAGCTTGCTCCTTGATAAGAGGGTGTGACAATAACTTATCAAGGATCACAGGAGTGAGTTCTCCCTCCTTGAACCTGAAATCGGGTTCTCCGGGGAACGAAGCGGTCCAGTATTGAGCACCCGGCTTCTTGTTGCATACTCCATCTTTCTCAAGGAGCTCAAGAAGCCCCGAGTAGGGATTCATGCCCTTGTCATATGGAACAAGGATTTCCACCTTTGAGCCGAGCTTCGCAAAGCGAGACTTAAACGTTTCAACCTTCATCTTGATACCGACGACATCTTCACCTTCCTTCAGTTTAAGTTTGGTGATCAGTACGATCTGTGAGGCCGAATAACGAATCGCATTGTTGATCGCCCACTTGCCCTCCCCCTGCATCACGTCAGCCGGATAGACTTGGTGAGTGCCAATAAAGGCGATGTTGAGAGCCTTGATTCGAGAGACGGTGGTGCGCAGGAATGCTTTCATCTGCTTAGCTCGCTGTCCTTGATCTCCCTTTTGCACTCCCTTGGAGAAGTGATCATTCTCCGTATCAGTCAAGAGCATGTCTAGCGAGTCAATCGCAATGAGTACTTTAGGAGCATTATCGTTGTACTTTCCGTACTCTTTTTCGTAGCCCATGATGAAGTCAGACACCACCGAAACGATGTCTGAAATAGTGACTACCGCAACACCCAAAAATTTGTCTTCGCTGACATCAACCCCGATACGCTGAAGATAGTCATGGTCAAGCGCGTTTTCGGAGTCGATCGCAAGGATAAAGGCTCCATCAGCTTGCGCAGCAACAAAGATATTACTAAGAAGAAACGATTTGCCGGTATTGTGTGATGAGATTCCCTCTGTCCAAAGGCGATGATTAGGATGTTCGACCTCAACATCGTAGACACGAGCGTCTGGAGCTTTAACAATTGCTAGAATGTCTTTTAATCCTGTTTTAGTAACAATCAAGTCTCCCTTGACGATCTTATCTAGATGCGTCCAACCAAAATCAGCTTCTATCAGGTGATTCTTAGAAGCCGTTAGTGTTTGATCTTTGGTGCTTAATGTGAGGCAAGATCTTATTCCCTTTTTAACAAATCGTTTGATCGTTTGAAAGCCATCTGGAGTGTCAACCAAAAGAGTAGCTCCGTTGGAGCTCTCAAGTGTAGCTATATCAACTAGATGACTGTGCGTAGCAACGTGTAGCTCGAAAATTTCACGAAGTTTTAATTCTTCAAGATCTCTAGGGTGATGGGTTTCTAACTTCCACCCATTGATAGTTGATCGTGCTACACCTAACTGACGAGATAGGTCTCCGTTAGAATACCAGCAAAGTAGTTCTTGAATTATCTCGTGCGGGGTTAAACAGTTCATGACGTTAAGTCCTTTATCTTACTTAAGATCTTTGGTAACAACTCTTCAGCTTCGTGATCCCAAACTGATAGAATTTCATAGCCTCGATTAATTGCTAATCTTATCTTCTTTTCATCACGTTGAAAATTTTCTTCAGCTGATTCTTTAGTAAATGGATTGATCCATTTGAACCAATTTTCTTGAGATATTTTTCTCTTGTCAGGATGCACATGACTTCCATTATATTCGATCAAAAGAATCTTATTTTCACATCTGATTGCACAATCGTAAAAATGAAATTTTCTATCATCGTCGATAATAAAGATTTCATCTTCAGCGTATCTCAACTTCTGAGAATATCCAAGTTCTATTAGAAGAGAAGATAGCTTTTCAAAATACGTTTTTGATTCAATAGAAAAAAATTTTCTATTTTTATGAACTACCCTTTTTCGAGAAATCTCTAATTTTTCTTCTTGTGATTTATCATTAAGAGTTTTAAGCCATCGTTCTTGCCGTTGTTTCCAAACTTGCTCTCCTAAGATATCCCCGTGCCGAAGCTTACACTTTACAAGACTAAATGTAGTTTGTCGTGATCTTAAAAGATCTTTTGCTAAATTGATATCATTATTTGTTTTCTTCAAAAAATAAGCTAAATTTGTAGTATAAGTCCATGTTTTTCCTATTTCTTTATAACGTTTGATCGTTTGTGATAAAAGTTTTCTGTGACGCTGATGACGAAAATCTAAGATATTCTTTGCTTCTTCCGTAGTGTAAAGAATTCCTGTTTTGGGATTAATCTTTACTCTTAAATTTTCAATCGTATGACCTTTTCTCTTGTTGATCAATTCGACGTCAGCCCGACTCCTAAAACTTTTAGTACCGCGGGCTTGACGTTCAGCATGTAAAATTCTAGCTTTATCTAGATCTATACCACGATTCACTAGATGTTGAACAGTATTGTTACCTTGTCTCTTTTGAAGCAATATTTTTGAGTTCTCTTGTGAAAACCCTCTATCTAGATAAAAATTCAAGGTTGTCGGTTTCTTTTCTAATCCAAAAAGATTACTCACGCTCTTAGCTTTTTTGATTGATGTTACCACGGCATGATCAAACATACTCAAATATTCATCATAAAGTCTTTTGACAAAATTACTCTTTTGCTCGTACTTACCACCAATTCTAGCATCAATAAACGATTGAAATTCGTCAAAACAAATCGGACGTAAACGCCGACTATAATGAAATTCTCTCCAAGATCTTTTACGATCAAAAAAAATTGAAAGATATGTGTGGACCATGTGATTATTTATTACATGGTCCGCAAAATCATTCTACCTCTTCTGATTTATATGGCCTAGGGTTTGTTTTCATCAAATAAACTTGAAGTTTTTGATCTCCAGTGATACAATCAGATGGCCCTGCTAGGATCGTTACCCGACCCTGTGGAATACCTCGACGAAAGTCCCCAGAGATGATGCGATTGGCCGCGTAGTTGCCGGTAGAGTACCAACACGACGGTGGTCTAAAGTCGAACGTTACGTTGACAAGCTTGTCCAGCTCTTTCTTGAAGTTTTTCAGAAAGGGTAAAATCATAATCTATCCCAAGAGGTGAAGTAACCCGAAATTTCGGGTTACTTTGTTAGCTGTCTTACTGCGGAGCCCGTGCTTTGAGTTTGGCTAAAATTTCCGCGGACGTCAACTTCTTGGTAGTACTTACGACCGGTTGCTCTGCGGTTGCTTCAGCTTTTACCACAGCTATCACCGTTTCAGCTGCGACAACCGATTTAGTTTCAGCCAACTTAATGTCGAGTGCAGCGTTTCCAGTCGACTGAGCAGGAGCTCCGTCGTTAGTCTTGGTTTCCTCGTAAGACTTTCCGGTGAGGAAAGCTTCGATCATCGTCTCCATCTGCTCGGCCTCGATCTTACCAAAACGATAGTTCTTCAGGTCATAGAGCGAAAAGGTTTGGCGCTGTAAGAATGCGTCATCAACGGGAGTTGAACGACGAGAAAAAGCTGAGGTGGTGTAATCAGCATACTCGCCTTGCTTCGTCTTGTAGATGTTGAAGTCGAAACCCTTGACAAGATCATAAGGCATGTCATCAAACTCACCCTTAACGATCGCAGATTCGATCACCTTGTAAAGCTTGGTAGTGATCGAAATCAAACGAACAGGATTTTCGTCAACTTTGACAGGATATTCAAATGGAGAGTGAACAATCACACCCTGTGCGATGTAATCGATCTTTTTCCAGAAAGCTTTACCTAGGGCAAGATCGCCAGCATCGTAGTGTTTCTTAGATAGAGCGCAACAAGGGCAAGGTTCACCGTACATCTGAAGACAGGCGATCTTTTTCTTTTTGCCGTTGATGTTGAGCTCGTGATAACGATTTTCAACGATAAACCCAAGAGGGTTGTCATCATCTAGATCAGGAAGAAACCGGTACTTAACTTCTTCGTCAAATCCCATTTTATAGAAAGGATAAAATTTTTCCCAGAAGCCGGTATTTTCTCCCCCGGAGGATTGAGATTTCTTGCTGAAAGCTGCTTTCAGTGCATTGATGTCGATAGCCATGATACTGTCCTTATGATGATTAGTAGGTTATAACAGGAGGGACCCCAACCGGGATCCTCACATGATTATTTATCATGAATAATTCTACACTCATTTCTAAGCCTTGGATATTATTCAAGATTTTGCTCGTTGAAGAAAACGAACTTACAAGCTTCGACCTCTTCCCATCGATAAGTTTTCTTAGGTGACGGGTCAAAGAGTTCTTTGCCGTTCCAGTAAATCGCATGCATTCCATCAAGATTGTTCTTTGACTTCACACTGATGATCGCCCGTCGACCCCAGAGAACGTGTCTCAAAAAATAAGTGCTAACGTGATTGTTGTCAGGCCAAAGACTCCACCAGTCGTGCTCCCAGGCTAAGTCGAACTTAGCCATCAACTTCTTTTCTATCTCGAACGTTGTGCCTAATTGGCAAACTTGTTTCCACAGAGTTGAGCCGATCTTACGCTTCATCTCTGAGTGAGTGATGTTGAGAGCCATCGCGAGACAAGTGGGCCAACAATCTTTCGGGGTTTTTTGTTTGATCAACTTTGTCATGCGAGGATTTTTTGATAACATCCTGAATCTTAACATTAAGTTTCCAGGATGAACATTTAACTATATCTTCGCGTATTCCTCAAAGCCCTTAGAAATTAGCTCCTCTTGTACATCATAGATGAGCTCTTGACGCTTCAATTTATCACTGATACTACGAAGATCATTCAAGGCTACATTCAAAATCTCAGATACCGGATGGAACTTGTCATCATCGTAAGTGTCGATATTCTCCAATCCCTCAATGAACAATACCCCAAAAAGATGACTCGTGATTGGATTACCATCGAGCCAAATTCCCCCATGCATCTTGAGAATTTGTTTGTGGATGCCCTCTAATGAGGTAAGATGGTTTTGTCTCACGTCAAAGTTTCCTTGGATGCTTTTTGGGCATCCTTTGAGATCTCTGAGATCATTGCGATAGACTCGAAGACTACAAGGGAGATGTTCGGGACATCCCTCAAGAGAAACGATATGTTTATTCCCTAAATTAGGGGTATCTAATTCATTCCAATTAACATGTAAATCCGCGATGGTTTTAGGACTGACGGGCTGCAGACCCTTTCCGACGATCGGATGATACTTTTTGACTTCAAGAAGTTTCATGAGATAAGAAAGGGAATCGGTTCGGAGAAGTCATTAGTTGTTTCATCATAGAATTCACCTTCGGAGTGATAGAGTTTTTCAAAAATTTCAGGTTCGTATTCTGAGAGTTGTTTGATGACACGGATCACAATTAACAGCGCAGCGATCAAGTCATCAGTACAACCTTTCTTAGCTGCGTAAGATGCTCCTGCCGCTACATAATTTTTCAATTCAAAGATCAACATCTTTGAATTGAGAGTCAAACCACCTTTGGTCTTCTCGACAAGATTTTTCATATGACGGCAAGCCTCAACCTTGACACGGTTGCTTGTTCTCATGCCGGTGCGTTCGGCTTTGCCACTGATCAACTCGGCCTCTGGAAATTTGTCATCCTGGTAGTAGAGAGTGCCGATCGAAGATCCGGCTGAATTGTTCTCAAATGACCAGTATACTTGTGGTTTGCGGTGGGTGCGAGGGTCCTCGTGAGACAGCAATTTCTGGATGATCCACTTGATTCCGTGGTAAAGTTGGTTTTCGTTAATCATATTGTTGCGAAACTCAGCTACTTGCGTGAGCGTTTCAAGCTCTACGACCTGGATAGTGGAGAAGTCTTGCTTAACTCCCTCGGCCACGTCGACTCCGATCACATAAGTCTTATTCGGATCGATCGGCCGCCAGAAGCTGAAACCCTTATCGATCATCGTGGGCACTTCGCCCTTGAGATTGATCAGGGTGGTTGATTTCACGAGCAGAGGATCAGATGACAAAAATTCAGCGAGAAATTCTTGCCTGAACATCGGTTCACCAAGCTGTTCGATCATTTTATCCTGCCACTTCTGATCGCGCCCAGGAACCTCTTTGATAGACACCTCGACAGCTTTAAACCCGTTTGTTTCAGCGTTTGCTGCTCTCCACAGGTTAGCAAAAAGATCACTGTCGCCGTTTGGTGTCGACATGATAACACATGATAGTTTACCTGAGGAGATCGTCGGTTGAACAGACGCCCACATCGCCTCTTGAATGTTTCGTTTAACGTGAGCTAACTCGTCACAGAGAAACAGTGCAACCGAGCGACCCCGACCGGTATCAGTCGTGGTGGCCTCAGACCAAATCTTGCTACCATTGTCAAATTCAATCGATCCACGATTGTAAAAGAGAGTTCCAGGACGTAAGAAGTCGGGAGTGCTCTCGTACATGAAGCGGATACGGTTCATCAGATCAGACGCGCCCTTTTGCTTGTTCGACGCGATTAAGATGTTCTTGTCATCGTTAAAAATCGAGAACCAGTAAGCGTACGCGGAGGTTGATTCTGATTTTCCACATTGACGGCCAGCCAGGATCATCACGTGCTGATTTTTGTGAAGCGCAGTGATGATACGCTTTTGATACGGGCGTAGCTTAAACTTCATCTTTCCTAGTTCTTGGTTTTGGATCCAACAGTAATTGGAGATGAAGTAAATCGGGTCTTTCGCACACTTGGCTAACTCGTCGAGCTGCTCTTGTGTGTACTCGATTTGCTCGTGGGCCTTCTTGATAAACTCGTTTTTAGACATTTGTCTCTCTATAGTTTAGCATATTCGTCTAGTCCTACCTCTTCTTCGATGATCATCTCAGAAAATTTCAACGCTTCAGTAAGTCCCAACTCGCGCTTCGCACAAGCCATCACAAAACCCCAAAACTTAGGTGGGATGTTTTGACGATTATCGAGGTCGGCTTGAGACACACGAAGTCGGTTCATTGCGATCTCCTTTGCTTTGTCCCAAGCTTGATCAGCTCGCGTATTCGTGACCCCGGCCAGCTTAGCTAATTTTTCGATTCTAGGAAGGGTCATAGTTTCGCGAACTCCGTTAATCCTGCCACGATCAGTTCATCCTGGCAATCAAATAGCGCTTCATTCCCTCTGGTGTTAGGAAGATAAGAGTTAATAATTTCGATCCAACGATATTGATCTACTACTACTTCGTGCGTAGGATCTACGATAATGAGTGTCTTCAGACCTTTGACTAAAAGCAAGCCGAGCACGTAACCCTTGATCGGATTTCCTACTATGTCTATCCTAGCACATTCGTGAATGATCTTGTGTATATTTTTGAGATCTTTGAGCTTATTGTCATTGGCCCAGAGGGTTTTCTTGATTATCGGCGGACATCCTTCTAATGATTTTAAGTTGTTGTGAGTGAGATGAAGATCACCAGACACAAGGCTCTCTTGATACTTAGGAATCTTGCTCAC